GAGTCCAGCTGCACGTTCACGTTCTTTACGGAGGAGGGTCTCTTCGAGTTCTCTCGCAAAGTTGTTATTCTCATTTGAGTTAGAGTTCGAGACGTCAAATCCTGATCGCCTGACAAATTCTTTGGCCCCTTGGCTCATGTTAATATACGTCAGCATTTTTTTTAATGGTTGTCACTGATTCCCATCTCATCCTCGACGATGTCTACACCGAACACCACGGGTTGTAGAGGGTACGTACGTCCCTTGTATGTGACAATTTCGTTTCGAACTTCGATGTCGTGTGCACTGAATGGTCCCACGTAAAAATCTGGATTGAACCTTGGTTTCCCCAAGTTATTTGCGTTGCAGTGGGTGTTGAAAGCCTGCACAAACATCTTTTGAGGTACGAATTGCTCCTTCCCGAGGATGATGTTCGTCGAGTCCAGGAAGTGGTGGAGTGTGTTCGCGACCATCGCAACCTGCTTCTGAATCTGCTTGAAGTAGGGTGGAACGACATTCCAAATGTCCTTATCTCTGTACAAGTTTGAGTATTCCAGATATGCACGAATGCATTTCAAGAGAATGATGGGCAACTCTTTCTCCAACTTCTTGTCCAGGAGTGGGTCAGCTTCACGCACCTGTTTCGTAAAGTTCCAGGGTAGGATACGACGCAAAACGGAACCAGAGTTGTCCTTCCAGTTTGGAACTTCGTTACCACCCAAAATACCCGGTGTCTTCCACTCCAGTGAGACTGCTGGTTTGTTCTTCACCGCAATAGACACACCTTCACCTGACACGATAGACTGGAACTCCGCCTGTTCGAGTGCAAGGTCACCCTTCACCTCTGGTGCTACGAACATGAACTTGTCCATAAGAGAACTGAGACCGAACTTCTTCTCGATATTGTTCGAGAGGGTTCCCACATCTTCCTTTTCGTAAAACTTCTGAAACACCTTATCGATGAGGGTCGATTTACCAGAGCGCGCAATACCCTTGAAGAATGGAATCACCTGCCAACTGTCAAGTTCTCCGATGTCATAACAGAGACGACCACCCATCACGTACGCCCAGTTACACACTTCTTCCTGGAAGTTTTGATACTTGAGAATGCGGTCGAAGTTTGGTGTTGGGATATCTTGCCACCTCTCCAGATGTGAAAAGTCATCAAACTGCTGGTCGAAATACTTACAGGCGACGATGGTGGGGTCGAGGCACCTAAACTCTTTGCTGTCGTATGGGTAGAAACGACACTCATACGTACCTCTATCAGGAACCCACTCCTTGCCCACAAATACACCATTCTTGAAAGACCACACATCCCTACGCTTAACAATTTCAGGAAACTGAGGGTCGAGACTTTCTTTCACATTCTCGATGACATCTCTAAAGATGTTCCCCTTACTCGTAAAGTTTTTCCAATTGTTGAAGTCATCGTCCTTCTGAGCGAGAGAGTACACGAAATGTTTAATGGTAAATTTAGGAGACCAGGCTCGAGTTCTATAGCCCTCAATAGTCTTGATTTCTTCGCAACAGTAGCCGTTGTACTTTCTGAACCCCGCCTTATACGCTTCGTCAAATACAACAATTAGGCACTTCTGGAGTGGAATGCAGTTCTCCAATTCATCTTCGTCCATCGTCGCAGGGTCAAGGCATGAAGTCACTTGAGGAAGGGCTGTTGGATTTGTGACACGTTCAAAAGACGTATGATGTCTCCTGATATTTTCATAACCATCCTTGAGCTGCTTCAGGACATTATTGAGGCGTTTCATTAATGTGGTACCATCTTCGTTCGCTTCCGTTTTGTCGAGGTGGAGGTCTACCATACGATTTTTCAGTTCCACTAGGTATCGACGCTGCTTTTCACGAATGTTCTTGATAGCCAGGATGTCGATTTTCATGGGGTCTGGGTTATTATTCGTGTCCCAGTTATCTTTGTGAATAAACTGACGGTAGCCAAGTTCTCGGGCGTTTCTGTAATCATTCGTCTTGAGATCCCAGAAATGTTCGAATTGACCTATGGTCTGCATTACCTCGTCTTCATTCATCGATTGGATTTCCTGCCTCTGAAGCTCAGCCAATGCTTCATATCTGTTTGGTTCCTTATCGATGAAGTGAGTTTCTTCCATTGTAATACGTTCGATTCTTTTCTCTAAATTAATTTTTGAGTTGACTCAAAATCTTTATGAGGATCTTATTTTGGGTCTGCAACTGCTGACCAATGTTCACTAGGGTGGTACAGATGGTGTCACCTTCTTCAGTGGCGAGAAGGGAGGTCATCAGGGTCGCAATGTCTACGCTCTCACCGAAGTCTTCATCCTCATCGTCGAGTTCCTCATCATCGAGTTCCTCCTCGGACTCCGACTCAGTCTCATCCTCTACTAAGATTTCACCCTCCTCGATTTCGTTCTCAATTTCCTCAGGCTGTGTCGACATTTGTTATGAACTGAGAAAAATCAGGGTCGGGAAATGCGCATTCTGCCAAAATTATTTTCTCCGTATATAGTACAAAACACTCACAATGGCCGGCGGTCTTATGCAACTCGTAGCTTACGGTGCCCAGGATGTCTACCTGACTGGCAACCCCGAAGTCACCTTCTACCAGGCGAAATACAAGCGCCACACCAACTTCGCGATGGAGAACATCGAGCAGACCGTCAACGGTACTGCCGCCAACTCCGGTCGCGTGTCCGTCACCGTCGCCCGTAACGGTGATCTTGTCGGCGACATGTACCTCGAACTCGAGTCGAACGCCGCCGTCACCACCAAGACTGCGTGCTGGGCTGCCGAGCGCGCCGTCAACAACGTTGAGCTGTCCATCGGTGGTCAGCGCATCGACAAGCACTACCAGAAGTGGTGGCGTCTGTACTCCGAGCTTTACCTCGACGAGGCCAAGAAGGCTAACTACGGCAAGATGACCACCGCCGAGGCTGGTTCCGCAAAGAAGGTGTACCTCCCCCTCATCTTCTTCTTCAACCGCAACCCTGGTCTCTACCTGCCCCTCATCGCCCTCCAGTACCACGAGGTGCGCATCGACATCGACCTTGCGTCCGATTTTGACACCTACCTTAACTCCCTCAAGGTGTGGGCCAACTACATCTACCTCGACACTGAGGAGCGTCGTCGTTTCGCCCAGAAGGGTCATGAGTACCTGATCGAGCAGGTGCAGCACACCGGCGTTGACACTGTTGACGGTACCACCGCGAAGCAGGTCCGCCTCTCGTACAACCACCCTGTCAAGGAGCTCGTGTGGTGCCTCTCTAACGTCGCCTCCGACGTCAGCACTCTGTGGAACTTCACCGAGAACACCTCCAACATTTCGATGGAGTCTGTTCTGTCCGGTGACTCCGCCGACTCCAACTGCTTCGTGCCCACCTCTCTGTCTGGTGCGCCCCTTCTTAAGGTTGGTCCCGGTCTGGATTCCGACGTTTCCTTCACTGAGGAGGGTGTCGGTCCCCTCGACACCTTCAAGCTGGTTCTCAACGGTCAGGACCGCTTCAAGGAGCAGGATGGCAAGTACTTCAACCAGGTCCAGCCCTTCAACCACCACTCCGGCTGCCCTTACCCCGGTGTGTACTCGTACTCTTTCGCGCTTAAGCCCGAGGAGCACCAGCCCACCGGTACCTGCAACTTCTCGCGCATCGATAACGCGCAGATTTCCATCAAGCGCAAGACTGATAGCGCTGCCAAGTCCCTCCACATGTTCGCCGTCAACTACAANGTCCTCCGCATCCANTCGGGTATGGGCGGCCTCGCTTTCTCCAACTAAGCATTTAGTCTTAGTTTTTTGAGAAATAGTATAAAAAATTACCTTTTAAAATGTGTAACAGACATTCTAAAACGTAAAATCGATAAACCCAAAACCTTCAATTTTTTATTTACAACAACCCCCAGAAGTCTTGTCCATAACCGCGTCCCAAGCTGTTTGAGAACCAGAATATCCAGACTTATTACCCTCACAAAGCGCTCTTGCATCTGCCACAGATGCAATATATTCACTATTAGCCCACTCTTCAAAATCTGCTTCTGAACATTCTCCACAGTAGGCTTGACAATACTGGGACGAATCTGCCTCCTTCAGACCACAATCACCTTCTTCTGAACATCTTCTAGCAGCATCTAGATCGTTTATAGCTCCTATAGGGTTTGTAATACCTCGTGTAAATCCACCTATAAACCCACCACTACCCGAACTACCAAATAATCCATTTAAGATGGGTATAGCACATGAAGATGAACAACAAAGAGCTGCGAGTATAATTACTTGTCGCATTTATAGTATACTTAGAAATGAAATTCATATTATAATCATGTACGAAATCTACACAGACGGGAGTTGCCTCGGAAACCCTGGAGCTGGTGGATGGGGAGCCATAGGTGAAGACCTCAAGTTGTGTGGAGCCAGTGCGAAGACAACAAATAACATCATGGAGATGACTGCTGTGGCGAAAGCCCTTGAGGAGTGTGTGAAGAGGGGCATTGAGGAGGTGCGCATTTTCACAGATAGTAACTACGTCAAGAATGGTATCACCAAGTGGATTAT